CCTCGATCTTTGTTTAGCAGCCTTCATATCCCTCACCATTTCAATGGCTTGGAGTTATTTTGAAGGAACGCTTTTCGGAGATGGCTACAGGGCTGTTGTTGAGCTAGCTATCCATTTCTCAAAAATAATCGTTATTTTGTCCATGACCATCATTTCTGTGTTTGGTTATAGACATTTACGCGATAGAATTCCTAGATTGATGGATTGGATCGACTTGAAATATTGCGAGTGGCAGAGTCACAAAGGTGATCATATACTGTCAACAGTTAAACACTTGATGGATTACTGTACACAAGGTATGAAATGTAAGCCCCAGGCAGAGAACAAAGTCAGTCATTTGCGTTTAGTCGCAGAGACCGGTTGCGTTCCAGTGCCGCGGGCAACTCCAATGTTGTATCACCCTGAGCATTTACCACACATCCCTAGAAGGTGCAGCCATAACACTAACAATCTTATATTAAATAAGATGAATGTCAAGACCCCTGTTCCACAAGAAACTCTCGATTTGAGGCAACTCAAAAACGATATTTCACAGGCCTGGGTTGAGACACCTCTTAGTTGGAGCGAATGGTTGGCCAACTTCCCTGCCAAGAAACAACGTAAACTTGCGTTGGAAAAGGAGAAGTTTTTCGAAGATGGAGGTATTATCAGCACTGACACAAAGATATTTGACAAGGTTGAGTTTTATCCAGAAGAGAAGTTCACGAGACCGATCGGAGCTGCCGGAGTCATGTTTAATTACGTGACAGGAAGATGGCTGAATCCATTGGCTGAGAATTTGTCTAAAATCTGGCATCATCTCAATAATATCTATTTTCCTCTGCGTGGCGACGCGTATGAAATGGGTCAGTGGTATGAAAGATACCAAACGGAAACATACCGCAAATGGTTCATAGACTTTAGTGCTTTCGATAACTCCCAACACTCTATGATTGCTTCAACTTTGATGGCAATCTGGAATTGGGCTGGATTTCCTGAAGCAGTCTGTAAAGTCTTAGGCCAAGATATTAGACCTGTTAAGGTTTCCACCGGTGACGGTGCGAAATTCTATATCAGAAACGTACTAATATCAGGTCGGTCATACACCTTACTACGTAATTCGATTCTAAATCTAGCAGCTTGTATGAATGTCTTTCGCGGTTCATTTGTAGCAGCAATGGTTAAAGGTGACGATGGAGTGATTGTGACGAAAACGCAAGTCGGTGTCACTGATCAAGAAGTCATCAATAAGTTTACCAAGTATGGTTTAACTGCCACCATTGCTCCAATGGACTCTGCCGGTCTGGGAGAATTCTGTTCCAGTTACTTCCTGCATTCCTCCAACGGTATCGTCCTCTCTCCGAAAATAGGTAGAGTTCTGGCCAAAGTCTTTTGGGCCAAAACCATACACATCACTGAAGAAGAGAACAAACGCCGTTTCGCCGGGATTGTAAAAGGTCTGGAAAATCAGATAAATCATGTCCCTGTTTTAAGAGCATTATTAGACAATCCAACATTCAAAACATACCATGATAGAGCAATCATGCCGGAACATAATCCTTACGGAGAGTTTAGTGCTGTTAAGCACGAAATGACCTCTACAGGGTTAGAACAGGTCATGACCTACTATGGAGTTTCTGCTAGAGAAATCAAGTTGTGTGAAGAGTTTCTGTCCACTACTACAAACTTCCCAATCCGCCTACCCACCGTCTTTGAACGATTTTTACAGGTAGATTGGAACCAGAATAGTACTTCAGTCTTAATTGACGCAATACCAAAACCTCGTAGTTTCAACTACAATACTTGGGTATTTCCTATCTTCGAGGAAATGTTGAGGGTTTGGTTGGGTATATATGCCACAATTTTCTTCTGTCTGGTTGAAGGAAGTTTGGGAGGTGTCTATAATATAGTTGGACATTTGGTACTACATCTTATCAATAGGTATAACCCTGTGTTAGCAATAATTTGTCATATATTACACAATTATTTTGTGGGCTCGCGCGACCGTAAATTAAA